CTCTAATAATTGCACCTTCTGGTGCTTTTATTGGAAATGAAAAAACATAAGTTTGATCTGGCTTCATAAAATCATCTTCGCAAGGAATTCCGACTTCTTTTAGAAATGTTGAAAGTGGATCTTTTTTATCTCCACGAACTGTTCTAATATAATATGGAGAATGCCAAGGGTGCATGCCAGACGATACGCCAACTAGCTGAGAAACTGTTCCAGATGGCTTGACACATGTTATAGCAGAAGATTCGCCAATACCAATTTTTGCTGCTTCTTTTTTGTTTGTTTCTCTTGCTGCATTTCTTAATTCTGTTAGATATACCTCCAATTGATCTAATCCTTTTTTGCCTGACATAAAGGTATGTCCAAATTGTCCAGTCAAAGAAACTCCCAGCAAACGTTCTTCTTCCGTATTATCTTTCCAGATTTTACGAAGATACTTAAAGTCTGTAAGTGTTGATTGCCATGTTCCTAAAACGGTAGCAAGTCTTACTTTTTCTGTTATTTCTTCTCTAGTGTCTTTCTCTCTAATGACGACTTCCGAGAGATTGCAAAATTGGTACGGGCGTAAAATGATTTCAGAACAAGGATTGGTACCATAATGAATATCAGGATCTCTTCTACCATATTTAGACGCTTGTGATTGTGCAGCCTTGACATTATAAATACCTCTTTCTCCAGATTTAGAATCGTATAAATTTTTCCATTCAGCAATAAACTGTTCCATTTCTGGTTTGCGAGAATATGCTACTGAATTGTTTGATAAAGATCTTTGTGAGTTGTTTTCCCACCAATTGCCAGATTTTGCCTGAGCCATTTCAATATCATTTATATTAGATAAAGATATCATTGCTGATCTACGAACTCCTCCAACAACAACTACCTCTCCAATTTTACACATAATATCGTGGCACTCTATTGGTTTTAGCTGACGTCCTGCTGCTGATTTAAATTTTGCAATTGTAAAATCAAATAAGTTAATTAAAGGTTGTGGCCCTGATGATCTTCCGCCCATGGTCTTTAAACGTGCCCCAGCTGGACGTAGTTTAGACACGTCAATTGCTGGAATCTGACCAGCCCAAAGCATTGCTAACAATTCACGATATGCTTTTGCCCAACCTTGTTTTGAATCTTCTACCACAATTGTGCTTGTAGACTTCTCGAATGATTCTGGAACAGAAGGAAGTTTATTAACATACTTATACTCAACAGAGAATCCAACACCAGTACCGCACATCAAAATATACATTGTTTCATCAAATGATCTTGGATTGTCTACTGGAACAAATGAGCAGTTATACCCTGCAACATGATCTCTGTCAAGAGCAGCACCTGCTGTCATCACTGCTCTCATTGAAGGCATTACATTTCTATCATATACAGCATTCTTTAATTCTTCAATAAGTTTTACATCAGGAGTATATTTATAATTACTAGCAAGATGTTCTAACATGAAGTTAAAATATCTATCTACTGTTTCACCCCATGTTTCACGACGGCTTTCCTCTGGAATCCACCTTGCATACCTAGATAAAGCAATGAAATTTTCATATGGGTTTTCAATAGTTTTTGACATTTTATACACCTTTTCCGCCTTTTGGCTAATTAATTTTAATTAAGAAGTTAATTCTACCAAAAATAATTCTCTATGTGAAGACTTTTTATTTTTTTTTATATATATTTTTTTAGTCAACTAACTTGACATGCATTATAAAACAATGTTATTATTATAGTCCGTTATCTCTAATGGAGGAAATGCCAATGGAGAATAAAGAAAAACTTAGTGATGTATTACATCATTATGTTGCAATAGCAGTTGGTTTAATGTTTTTATATTCTGGTTCGCCAGTTATTAATTCTACGCCAGCTGAGGCTTTGGTTGTAAAACCAGAGACAAAAAATGAAGCACAACTGAAAAGAGAAACGCTGGAAAAATTCAGCAATACTGTATACAAACCTTCAGAAATGCTTACAGACAAAGAATTGAAATCACTTCTTAGAAATGTAGGATTTGAAGGAAACGCCCTTAAAATGGCGTGGGCTGTAGCTAAAGCGGAGTCTAATGGACGACCTATGGCTTATAACGGCAACAGGAATACTGGAGACAGTTCCTACGGAATTTTTCAGATCAATATGCTGGGAGCTCTTGGCACAGATCGTAAAGAGAAATTCGAATTGAGATCAAATGTACTTTTATTTGATCCAGTCATAAACGCAGAGATAACGTATCATATGACTCAAGGCGGAAAGAATTGGTCATCTTGGCCTAATTCTATTAATAAAGCAAAGAAATTGATTTATCAATTTCCAAAGTAGTTAGGAGATAAATTGAAGATACAGATTGTATCCAAATATTTATCTTTAGCAGAAGAGGGCCTTGTTCAAAAAATGGAATGTCCATTAGATCAAGGCCTTCTTATGCCAAATCAGGATAACGATGATAAAATATTTTTATATTGTCTTTCTTGTGAGTATAAAAAAATAATAGGCTTAGAAATGTACGATAAAATGAAAAGAGCTATGGATGCAAAGAGTTGATTTAGATCAAGAACTTGTAAGAATGGTTGCACGTAGTATTCCATGTATACACATGAATACTGATTTTTTAGCTGCAAATGCAATATCTGTTTTTTTAAAATATTTAAAAAATTGTAAAGAAAATTCATTATCTCTTGATGATGCAATTAATAATATTAAGTTAAAAGATGTCGAATAGCGACGGCTTAGAGCCAAAAAATTTAGAAGATAACATACCACTGGTTAGCTACATAATGCTTCATAGAATATATGATGTACTTACGCTAATAGCTAATTTATCTTCAAAAACAGAAGAAGATAGACTTCAAATATCAAAAATGGTAGAATATCATAAACAGGGCTACCTGCTAGGGCCTGCCCCATCTTATAATGAATCAGGAGATAATAATGGATAAAGAATCTATATTAAACCTTATGGTTGATAAATTTGTTGAGGGTAATAGATACCTCGGCGCTAGCTCTGGAATGACGCCAGAGGAAATTGAATTAAAATTATCAGAAGGTATGATGGCAATAAATTATTTATTATCAGAAGTGTATGACGAGCTTCTTGCAAAAGATTTGCTTAAATAGTAAAATATATACTATCGCAAAACCCTGAAGAATCCGCCTTCTTCAGGGTTTTGTGTTATTTGGTGGTATAATAAAAACATATGGAAACTAATAAAAAAGTAGAAAAAGTAGCTGAAATTATAAGAATGACAGCTCCAGATTTTACTGTTGCAAAATCTTATTTTTTGGCTTTTAATATAGTAGAAGCACTTAAAGATTTTCCTGAACAAGATTTAAGGGAGATCCCGTAATGGTTGATGGCCCAAGAAGACATTTTTCTAAACTAATGCATTCTCCATGTTTTCAAACACAGCATTATAAAGAAGAGCATACGAGTCTTGAACGAAAAATAGAAAAACCTATTATATATGTATTAAATAAAATATTATTTTGGAAGGATAAAGATGTTTTACGATAGACCTGACTGTACAATACTTTCTAAATCAGTAGATGAATATGGAACGCCTACTGGTGTATTTGTATTTAAAAAAATCATACCTGAAGATATGATAAATCATTTTGAATCTCAATTAAAAAAACAAGAAGAAGATGCAGTTGTTAACGTTTATAAAGACACTTTAATCGATTGGTATTCTGAAAAAACAACAGCTCCAGTTGATGGAATTATTAATTTATGGGAAACAATTAGTGATATTATCTATCCAGAATATGTTATACATCCATGCAGAAACTTTTTAAAAGTTAAACCTGGCGATAATGGAATGTTTACCCACTCAGACTCACCTGGCAAAAATTCTTGTCATTTACTATCTCAAGTAGATGTATTTAAAACATGCTGTATTATAGATTATGGCTTAGTAGCATACCTTGGTGATTTTGAAGGTGGTGAAGTGTTTTATCCAAATTTAAATCCTGATGGAACTAAAAAGGTTGATAATTTTGATGGGCCTTGTTTAGAATATAAACCAGAAAAGGGGGATGTTATTATTCACGGAGCATTTACTGATTATGCACATGGAGTAAGAGAAGTAAAGTCTGGAATAAGATACGCATTTTCTAATTTCGTACTTAAGTATGAAGAAAATCCAGGAACTTTTTATAATTATAAAACACAACAATATTATAATCAAATAGGAGACAAAACTTTAGATTTTGAATTAGACTGGATGACTCCACTAAAACAAAATCCACAATTTACTCCAGAACTCATAAAGCAATATCAAGAATCAGGATTAAAAGGCCCAGATCTAGCAGAACACTTTTTTAAAGATATGGTAGAAAATTAATACTTATTTAGTGAAAAAGTGCGAAAAAGTGCGGCGGAAGTAGAAGAGAACATTTGTTTCACATGAAACATATTATCCTTTTCTCCTCCAATGATCATTATCTTCATTAAGGGATGCTAATAAGGCAAATCCCATAAGTATAATGCCAGATATACATCCAATAAAGAAAGCTATTTCCATATAATCACCATTTTCGCAAAGGACATGTGGCATTTTCTAATTTAGCCTTAGCAGGCATAATACAGCCACATTTCTTGCATTGTTGTGTTAATTGTATCAATTCAGGACATTTATCGCAAATATCCAGCCTATAAGTATATAGCTCTTCTTTTGATCTAGGTTGTTTTGGATTGAATAGGTCCCAAGGTTTTACCATTATTTTTCCCGCCTTTTCTTATATAATATATATATTTTATATATTGATATCTGGGGATATTAGATTTTAGGAAAGCCCCCCTTTCCCCCCATTGAAAAAATTGCTACAATGTTGAGATTAGAGGTTGTAGTATCTGGTACATATTGAGTTCCAGTGTAAGCCCCCACAAACCAAACATAAGTATAACATTTAAAAAATTGACAAGTCAATAGATCTTATAATGTTATTTCAGTTGACTGTAATACTTCAATATATTTTTTTTCAATTTCAATAAATAAATAATTTTTTTTCACTAACTCTTGTATTAATTTTCTGTTATCTGATTTTTCTTTAGGACTCCTTGCATCTAATCCAGAAATTTTCATACCTTCAAATATAAAATCAGAGTTCATGCTATTAGGTAAATCTTTATTAATTTCTAAATTGAGTTGAGAAATTATTTTTTTAAATACCTGCTCAGTATTATTTATAACATTTTCAAATGTAACAAAAAAAACATTTTTTTTATTTTTTATTTTATTTAAAAAAATAAGATGTTGATAAGAATATTCATCAATTAATTTTTTAACTAAATATAAATCAGATAAATCTATTTTTTGCTCATCTGGAAGATGTTTATATTTATTTAATTTATCATGTCTTTCTACAGCAGATGATATACAGCTCATAGGATCTCTTAATATACATATATGATATTCATTTTCTAATATATCATCAGCATTATGAGATTTTATATTAACATTTACATATGCATTTTCATTTATAAAAGATTGTAAATATGTATTCCCAGACCCTGCTGGAGATGTTATGTATATTATTTTTGAATCATTTATCATAATTTTATTATACACCCGCACATATTCTAGTCGACTGATTTTTAGGTTTATAAAAATGTTAATATATTTTTATGATGTATGATCCACATATTGTGCAAAACGGACATTTCGGATAGTGCGCCCATAATTGTGGCGTATCTCACATGAATTTTGTGTGATGTCAATCACAATGTCCGAATTGTTCGCATTTTCAACTTGCAATTTGTCAGACCCCCATGATAGTATTTTATTATTAGATAGAAAAAAGAAAGGAAGTTTTATAATGACTTCACTAACACTAGAGCAAAAGATTTCTAAGGCTGCTCACCTTATCGCCGACGGAAAGTTAGTGTCTTTCCGAGGTGCTTCATTTGATACATACATGAAAGTAGAACGCCTTGCCAATCGTATCAAGCAAGAGCGTGAGTTTCCTCAATGCCCATGCGGTGAGTGTGACTAACCTCACACAATAGACACAGCGTGTCGACTTGATAAAATTAAATAAATCTGAAATAATACCAATTAATTAAACGAAAGGAAGTGGCTAATTATGGCTAACTTATACTCAATTGAAAACCTCCTAGTAGGTAAAACTTATCGCTCTCGCTCAGTAGAGGGTGAAATCGTAGATGCTGAAAAGCACCCCTCTTGCGTATGGTATGAAAACGCTGAGGCGTATCGTGTGCGTATCCGTAAGAGTGGCGGAGGTTATACCTACCGCAGCGTAGCGGTGAGTGTGGCATAACTCACACACACGCAACAGCGTGTCGTGTTGAAATTGTCAGTGCTATCTGATAGTCTAACGACATAGAAAATTAAATAAGGGTATGAGCCTAGCAAATAAACCGAAAGGGTGAGCCTAGCAAATAAGACCCACTAATGAAAGGATAACTAAATGATAAACTCACTAACTAGAATTGAATGTGATGAATGTAATGGCGCAGGTCTTATCTTTTGGGGTAATGACCTAGACTATGATGTAGAGCCTTGCGAGTGTGTAGCGTAATGATAGAGATAATCGGACTAATTTTGTCAGTGCCAGCGTTTATAATGTTGGTTATAGGAATACTAAAGAATTAAAAGAAAAGGAATAAAAGAAAATGGATAGATACTTACTAATAGAACTAGGCTCTGAGGGAATAGCCTTTGAAACCGCTCAATTTGATTTCTACGCTTCATGGCTAGGAATTGGAATTGCTATCGTGTCAGTGGTAGCGTATAAGATTTACAAGAACCGAAAGTAAAGGAATAAACAAATGTATCAGATGTCATGGGAAAGAAATGCCAGCGATTATAAATACGAAACCATACAGAGTAATTACTCAGTAGAGTTTGACGAATACGAAACGGAAAGAGATTTATCTCTTGACGAATTACTAGAACAAGAGTTAGAATTGGAAGAACTAGACGAATTGGAGATGATTCTATGATCTGGCAACTTATCCAGACCGCCGCCCTATTGGGTATGTGTATAGGGCTAGGCTTTTGTGTGGCGTATGTCATACTAACCTAACGGCGTGTCGCCTTGACAAAAGGCGAGCTGCCCGCAACGATTGCGGGGTTTTCCACAGGCTTACGTAGGTTATCCACAACCCCCTAAATTTGCGACACGCCCGAGATTTTTTTGTGATAAAAAACACAATGTCCGATTTATACGCATTTTGGATTTGAAAATGTCAGTGGCTTTTGGTAAAATCGTAGCCATAACGAAAGGAAAACTAAATGAAAACTTTTTCAATTGAAGACCTCTTAATCGGTCAAACTTATTATCCTCGCTCTATGGCTAGAAAATACCAATACGGAGAAATTAACTACGCTTCTAAGCGTGATAATTTATGGCTAGACGGATACGAAGCCTATTCAATCCGCTTCAATGGCAATAAGTGGGCTACTGTGGCGGTTAAAATGCCCGACTAAATGTCGGTGGCTTCCGCTATAATCTAAACACTACGAAAGGAAAACTAATGAAAATAAGTGTAAATGAAAATTACTACTCAACAATGGAAAGTTTTTTCTGTTGTGATGAGCAAGTAATTAAAATGTATTGCGAGCCTCACGGAGAATTTATGGGTTGCTATTTTTGCGAATTTGATTACTCAGAGAAATGCGAGTGTGAGAAATAAAAATGGATTTGATCGATTTTAGAAATTATATTCTAGCCGAGCGCTTGGCAGAAATAAAAGAAAAGCGCAACAATAACCTCGCCGCAATTTTGTCGGTGGCTAATGCTACAATTCAAGAACTAAACGAAAGGAAAACTGAAAATGAATAAATTAGAAATTGCTCTAAATCTAATCGCTAATTGCGATTTGTGTAATGGTAAAGGCTACTCTTATTGGGGTGGCTCTGATGACGAATACGAAATTGAAAGTTGTATTTGTAATGTCTATGATTTGATTTTAGATGATGACGGAGATGTGATTTGGGATAATGGCTTACTCTCCGAGCCAGAATTATTTACTAGCATGGAGGCTAACTAAGATGAAAAAAAATGTTTTGATTTCTTTTATTACCGAAGCCGATACTGATTTGGAAGCGGTATTTGATTTGAATAAAGTTTTTCTAGCGTTGCCTGAAAGCGACCTAGTGAAATTTGATGTATTTGATGTTTTGGAGGTTGTTGAATAATGATGACCCGAAAAGATTATGTTGCTACCGCAGAAATTCTGCGGTATGTATCAGATAAAACTCACCCTGCTGTTTTTTCTAAAATGGT